ACAATCAAAATTTGATAATCGAGGTCCAATATCCGAAGCATTTGGCGAAGCAGGAAATGATTTACAACAAGCATTTTCTAAAATACCACAAGATCGTTTAAATGAAGTATTTAAAAATGGTCGTGTATTTGCAAATATGGAAATTATTTATCCGGCAACACGCAATGTTATTTCGTATGAAGTAGCAGTATTACAATTTCACAATTTAGTTGAATATGACGAGTCAGGAAATATTGTAGAAACAAATGCAGCCGGTGGTGCATTAGTTCAACAAATTATTAAAGATGCAAATGCTGATATGCAAAATACATTTCAAATTATTCCACCGCAACAGATTAAATTAGGTCGTGTAGATAATTTTGAAGATCAAGAAGCTGCACTAATTTCTGAAATTGATCAATTACGAAATGCATATGGATTGCAGGATAATAATTTAGTAACTGATTATCATAAAGCATGGTGGTCTAGTATTATACGAAATAAAGCACAAGAATTAGGATATGAATTACCTAATGAAGTTTTAAATGTTTTAGTTTATCGTTGGGCATTTTTTAACAAAGAAACAACATTAACTACACTTAAGAAAATGATCACATCTCCAGAATTTTTAGCCTGGGTATTAGAAATTGATAAAGGAGAGTTTAAACGTTTATATAAAGAAAATATGGAACCATTTGAATCTATATTTTTACGTTTAGGAGTAGTTGTATTACAGAATGCTCAAAATTTTCTAGCAATCAATCCAGATAAATCAGTTCAACAAATTAAATCAGAATTAGCAGAATTAATTCGAGAATTACAACAAAGCAATGATACTAAAACATTAGACAAGTTAAAAATAGAATTGCGACGAATACAAAAATTAGGAGGATTTGATTCTATAGTTCCATCCGAAGGTGTTGTATTTGTATATGGAGGACAAACATTTAAATTAACAGGAGCATTTGCAATCAGATATTAGGGGTATTAAAATATTCACGATAATATTTATTTATAAAATAGGAAATAATAATGGCAGAAAAACACAAATCTAAATACAAAAAACCAGAAAATACAAAATATAAAAGTCGTAAAGACCTTAAGGATTATACCGCTGATGATAAAAAAGGCGGATTGAATCCGATGTCTACTGGTGAAAAACAAAGCAATGTTTTACGTAAAACAGATAAAGAAGTTGTAGACACTGGCGATTTGTATGTAAAATATAATGCTGACGATCGATTATATAAAGATTTAGAAGATGGTGAATATGATCCAAAACACGCTGCTAAAGTTTTAAAGAAACGTCAAGACAAAGACGAAAAAGATAATGCAAAAAACATTAAAGATAAAATTGAAAATTTAACTCGCGAAGGTAAAGAACGTGTAATTAGAGAATATATTTTCAAAAAAACATTTAAAATGCTAATAGAGCAATCAACTCCGGAAGAAGAACCAGCAACAGACGAACCAGCAGCAGAAGAACCAATTCCGGCTCCAGAAGCTCCTGTTGAACCAGCTGCACCTGCTCCCGAAGTTCCGGCACCCGCGCCTGATGCATCTGCCGCAGCACCAGCACCAGCTCCTGCAGCACCAGCCCCAACAGATACTGCTGCTGCTAAAACAACCGAACAATTATTAGGCTCTGAATTGCAAACATCTAATAATTTTGAACGTATTGGTAAAATTAAAGAAGTAATCAATATTGCATTAGAGAAAGCTATTGAACAAGAAGAACCTGCTGCGGTTAATGAATTTTATAAATTTTTAATTAAAGATTTAATAAAACAGCGACATGAAATGTTTGCAAAATTTAAAAATAAAAAATAAAATATGAAAAATAACAAGTTACAGAATGTCAAAGCCGTTAAACAAATGATAGACGGCACACATAAATTTCAGACTAAAAAAACAATTGGATTTTCAGATGCTGAATCTACTGCTAAAAAGAATGCTAAACATGAAATTGGCGACACTTGGGAAGAAGTAGATCCAGTATCTGGAATCACATATGTTATAGAACAAAAAGACGGATTCCGAATCAAGAAATCAAAAAACTTTGAAATATTTCAAGACATTCGAGATGATATGAAATCATTTAAGAATTGTCCTAAAGAAACATGTACGTGTGTTGCTCCTAAATCAATTGACATGAAAATGAAAAAGATTCACGATATGTGTTTTGATTGTGTAATTGATATGGAACATCAATTAAAAAAATCAGGTCAGTTTGAACAATATGAACGAGATAAAATCAGAGCTAATGCATTAGCTTGGTTAGCTTCTGCAGAACAAGATATGAAACTATTAAAAGAAGCATATACGCAGGCAATGGAATTTGTTTCAAATAGTGATGGACATGTAGAAACATGGACTGCAAAAATGACAAAAGAAGAATTCGAAGAAAAAATAGAAACAGAGTTTGAAAAATTCAAACAAAAATTTTTAGATAATTTAGATAACCAAAATGAGGAAAATAATGCAAACGATTAAAAAATATTGGAAATTATTTATAGGAGCAATTGTTGCTATATTAGGAATAGGTTTAATTGCACAAAAAAACAACATAATTAAGTTTTTTAAAGGAAAATCAGTTGTTACTGCACCAACTAAAGATGCTGTAGATCAAGCACAAAAACAAACAGAAGAAATAATTGATGACTCAGAACAAAAAGTAGATGCTGCAGAACAAACAAAAACTCAAGTTAAAAAACGAATTCATAGAAAGAAAAAAAGAATTCAAGATCTTGAAGATGCAAAGAAAAATGTTCCTGTTGTAGATCGTACATTAGCAGAAGCTAAACAAAATATTATTAAAAAAACAAAAAGAAAATAATATGAAATATATATTAACAATATTATTATCATTGGTTATATTTTATACTAATGCACAAAAACAATTATCAGATAGTTGTTTTACAAAAAAACAAGTATTAGATATTTCATTTACACTCGATTCATTATATTATGTAGATTCAATAAACAATGCAATCATACAAGAATATAAATCTGTTATACATGATTTTAAAATTTATAATAAGTTAGATTCAACTATTATTGCTGAAAAAGATATACAAATAAGAAGTTTGCGAAGTATTAATTCAATGTATCTCGCAGAAAGAATTGAATATAATAAATGGTATAATAACAGAACATTTTGGTTTGGATTGGGAGTAGCGACAACGACTATTTTAGTTAAAATAATTTCAGGAATGTAATATGTCACAACCTAGTATAAAACAAGTCATTCAACAGCAGTACATTAAGTGTGCTGCTGATCCTGTTTTCTTTATGAAACAATATTGTTATATACAACATCCTAAACGTGGTAAGATTAAATTTAATTTATATCCATTCCAGGAAGATTCATTAACTGAATTAAGAGATAACCGATATAACATTATATTAAAATCTAGACAGTTAGGTATATCGACACTTACTGCTGGATTTGCATTATGGTCAATGTTATTCAACGAAGATTATAATGTATTAGTAATTGCAACCACACAAGAAGTAGCAAAAAACTTAGTTAATAAAGTTCAGATAATGAATGAAATGTTACCAAGTTGGCTAAAAACTGAAATTGTATCTAACAATAAATTGTCATTAAAATTTAAAAATGGCTCACAAATTAAAGCAATATCTAGTGCATCTACCGGTGCTCGTTCTGAAGCATTATCATTATTAATTGTAGATGAGGCTGCGTTTATTCGTAACATCGAAGAGATATGGATAGCGTCACAAGCAACATTATCAACAGGTGGGGGTGCAATTGTATTGTCAACTCCAAATGGTATTGGTAACTGGTTTCACCAAACGTGGGCAGAAGCAGAATCGGGTATAAATGGATTCCATACAATTAAATTGCATTGGGATGTACACCCAGAGCGAGACCAATCTTGGCGTGACGAACAAACAAAATTATTAGGTGAACGAGGAGCTGCTCAAGAGTGTGACTGTGACTTTATTAGTTCAGGACATACAGTAATAGACGGTAATTTATTAGCTGAATATCAATCTAAATGTATTGAACCAATCGAACGTAGAGGTTATGATGGAGCTTATTGGATATGGGAGTATCCAGATTATGCAAAAGATTATATAGTTGTAGCTGACGTCGCTCGTGGCGATAGTTCAGACTGGTCTACATTTCATGTATTTGACGTAGAAGATGTACGACAAGTTGCCGAGTATAAGGGTAAATTACCACCAAATGATTTTGGTAACATGTTAGTAACAGTTGCAACAGAATGGAATAATGCATTATTAGCAATTGAAAATGCAAATATAGGTTGGGCCGCAATTCAACCTGCATTAGACAGATCATATCCAAATCTTCATTATACTTATAGAGATGATGGTTATGTTGATGCAGAAGTTCAATTACGTAAAAACTATGATATGCAGGATAAAACAAAAATGGTTCCGGGTGTTACTACATCAGCCAGAACACGTCCATTAATGATATCTGCATTGGAAATGTATATGCGAGAAGGAACGCCTATAATTCGCTCTAAACGGTTAATACAAGAACTATTCGTATTCATCTGGTTAAATGGTAAAGCACAAGCAACGGTTGGTTATAATGACGATTTAGTAATGTCATTTGCAATCGGATTATGGTTACGAGATACTGCACTTAAATTAAGACAAAAAGGTATTGATTTAAACAAACAAGCAATGTCCCAATTTAGAAAAACAGATAGTGTAATTTATACAGGAAATCCTAATCAAAATGATTCATGGAAATGGGATACTGGATTTGGTTCTGAAAATTTAGGTTGGCTTTTGTAGTTATCCATATTTATAATAAATTAAACTTATAATATGGCATCTTTAAGAAAACGATTACAGAATTTATTTAGTAGTAATAT